TTCCAAATGGCATAAGGTTCGGCCTTGAATGGGCGCAGCCATTGCGAGTTCGCCGTAGTCACGATCTTGCGCGACTGCGCCTGTCCCGTAGGATCACTCGCCCCGCCGACGCGCGTGATGCTCGTCTCGGTCGTCTCGGTGCCTTCATAGGCATACCGGGAAGATGTGTAAGCAGTACCGACATTGGTCGATCCACCGCCCGCAGGCGTCAAGGTGATCTGCGGGTCGATGTAGAATGTGCTCGACGGCTTGGCCGCGCGCACGCGCGCGTGCAGGTAGCCCGCCATGCCGGGCTGCGGCGCGGACAGCGTGACGGTCAGCTTGAAGGGCGACCAGCCGTTCCAGTTGGCAAACCCCGAAGGTGGCGTTCCCGAGTAGGCAGACTGACCAAAATTAGCCGTCATGGCGTCGGTGGTAGCGCCTGAAATAAATGCCACGACAGGCGCAAAAGCTCCACCGGCTATCGTTGCACCACCAGTTCCGGTGGCTGGATTGGCAGTTCCGCTGGCATTCCAGTTGCCATTATTCCTGCGGAACCAGGCCAGCTTGGCATTAAGGTCGATTGCTACCCCGAAAACATCACCGACACTCGGTGATCCAAGATTCATACTTGTATTGGCATTGTTACTCCAGACATTCGAAGTTCCGCCAAGAAGAACGACAGTGCTGTTGGTCCCGCTAACTACGTTGTTAAATGTACCTGTAGACAGCATAATCCCCAACGCATCTCCACCGTTGACGACGCCCTGCAATGTCACCTCGAAATACCATTTTCCAGCAACAAGAAACGCCGTGCTGTTAACTCCAACGCCAGTGTTGTTCGTGCCGTGTGTAACCGTCAAATTGCCGTTTGACACGACAACCCCGGCAGAAGGAACGCCGTCGAACGTATTGTATAAAGTATTGTTCCACGTCGAACCATCCGACGCCACCGCCGCATTCGCCGCCAGAAGATTAGCCTTGGTCGTGGTGATCATGGTGCCCAACGGACTTGCCGACGATCCGAGATACTCGACCTCCAGCCAGATGTCGTCGTTGTTTGGCAGTGCGCCTGCGTTCACCGTGCCGCACACCGTCACCGTGACGTTCGCTCCCGTGGTCGAGTTCCAGATCGCATAGGGCTCGGCCCGGAATGGCCGCAGCCATTGCGAGTTGGCAGTGGTGACGATCTTGCGGGACTGCGCCTGACCGGTCGGGTCAACTGATCCACCGACCCGGACGATCGAGGTCTCGGTCGTCTCGGTGCCGTCAACAGTGAAGCGATTGGATTGGTACGCAGTAGCCAGATCATCAGAACGTACATACTGGACAGCCGCGCCAGCAAGACTTGGCGTTGCTGAAGTCATAGACACGTTAAACACACAATCCTTGACTAATAAGCTCGTTAACGCGGTAGTTGTTGAATACAAACCACCTGTTAATTGACTTAGATCAAGAGCTTCCAGGATAACCTGACAAGCCGTGCCTGCCGATGCGCCAGCAAAACTGAACAAGTTGTTGGGCACTGACGAACCGGAAGCAAGTATGGCCCCGGTATTCTGCCAAACGAATACGCCGTTCCCGGTCGAAATGAATTGTGTGACAACCGCAAAACGCACCGTGCAATTATTGAAAATCATCGTAGTGGCAGCGGCCCCGGAAGCGCCGATCTGCATCTGCGAGACATTGTTGGCCGTTGAATTGGAAAGCCAAAACGAACAATTATCAAAAATAACGAAACTACCACTGCTCGGTGTCAGAAGCATGCTGTTCACAGCCGTGCTTACACCAACCCCTGCTCTCAGAGACAATCCGTAAAAATAAAATCCCCCTATCCCGCTATAAGTTAAGTTCACAGACGCAGCGGTCGTCGAGATCGTCGCTCCGGTGGTCAGATCGGTGGATGCTGGTGGATAACTGCCGGAATGGTTATGGCAAAGTACCCTGCTGATAGTAGCAGCTGATCCCGTAGGATTTATCGTAATCGCCGTTGTCTGCGACTCCGCATGATTGTCGCCGACATAGATCGTGTTGCCCAACGCGAACCAGGTCGTCGCGCCAGCATTGCCCAGCCGCGCGTGCGGGGCCTGACCGCCGGTGAAATTGCCGATCACGCCCAGACAGGTCCACGTCGTCGTTCCGTCAGCCTGGGTCGTCCCCGCAGTATCGTTCGGCCACGAGGGCTCGCTTGCCCCCAACGTGCCTGCAGTGCTGGCAATCCAATAACTCGCACCATTGTTACGCTTGATGATCGCGCCTAGCGTCGGCGTGCCGATCGCCTTGGCCTGCGCCCACGTCGGCGTATTAGTCACATCACCATTAACTGCAGAAGCACCAGTACATTCCTGCCATGTCGCGGTGCCGTCAGTTGTCCGAGCGCCACGGGTTAATACCCAAGTAGCATCGGTCGTGTTCGCCGTCGTTCCAGCAACAATGCAAATGAAACAACGCTCTGAACCAACCGCCGGTGCGGTGAACTGCCGACGAATAACTCCTGCGGCCACAGCCGTATTTTGCGGACGCACGGTCACGGCATAATAACCGGTCGTCGAGCCGTTACCAAAATTCGTGTACCAACTCGTGTCATAGAAGGCCACTAGAAGAAACTCCCGGCATAGATAACCGTCACCATCGGTCCCGTCGGTCCTGTCGGTCCAGTGCCGCCAGCACCAGCAGGACCGGTCGCTCCAGTGTTTGTCGCTGCTCCCGGCGAACCGGTCGATCCAGTCGGACCCGTCGCTCCAGCTCCGGTTGGCCCCGTCGATCCAGCCACTCCAGCACCGCCGGCCGATCCAGCAGCACCAGTTGAGCCCGTCGGTCCCGTCGCACCCACCGATCCGGCACCACCGGCGCTTCCCACTGCGCCGGTCGAACCCGTAGGTCCGGTCGATCCTGTGGCTCCAGCGCCCGTCGGACCCGTCGAACCCGCGCCACCCGTACCCGACCCGCCGCCCGTAGGTCCGATCGCACCCGTTGGCCCCGTAGTCCCAACACCAGTCGATCCCGTCGGCCCCGTCGATCCTATTCCACCCGCCAACCCTGATGCACCAGTCGGCCCAGTCGACCCTATTCCGGTGGGTCCAGTCGGTCCCGTCGAGCCTGCACCGCCAGTGCCCGATCCACCACCGCCAGCTCCCGTAGGGCCTGTAGGACCAACCGATCCAGCCGATCCCGCTATTCCCGCAATACCCTGCGGCCCCGCCGGGCCCACTGGCCCTTGCGCTCCCACCGAACCTGTCGGACCTGATGAACCAGCAGAGCCTGCCGTACCAGCCGCACCTGACGGCCCGGTCGCGCCCGTGTTGACTGCAGATCCCGGCGTCCCGGTCGGGCCGGTCTGACCCACACGCCCCGTGGGCCCCGTGTCACCCGACGCACCAGTCGCGGACGCCACGCCAGGGATGCCCGCAGGACCCGTGTAGCCCGTCGGCCCGAGCCCGCTGGCGCCCGTAGCGCCCGTAGGCCCAAGCGTCCCGATGCCCACCGGGCCCGTAACGCCGATCGATCCAGTTGGGCCCGTGATTGCCAACCCGGTCGGCCCGAACGGACCCGTCGGTCCAGTGAACGCGCCAAGTCCGGTAGGCCCGGTAGCCGCCGCTCCGGTAGGACCCGTAGGACCGGTGCCGCCAGTCGGACCGCCGGCCGGACCCGTATGCCCACCCACGACCACAACGGGGCGTGTCGACACGATAGCCGGTTCATTTTTTATAACCGCCACCGTGTCACCTCGTCAGGGGTACGTAATTCCTTGTACGATTTTTACGGTTCCGTGCATGAACGGCCAACGGACCCCATAAGAATCAATCATCACGAGATCGTAGACGTAATTTCCAGGATCGAGACTAGCCTGGATGTCGGCAGCGGTTACGTTGAAGTGAATGACCCGCTGCACGACGTCGTCGGTGATTATGCGCCCGTTGGCGGTCGTGAGCGACAGCAACGGCGTCTTGTCGTAAGCGTTCAGTTGAACGTCCATCTCAAAACTGCAGCCGTTCAACGTCCACGTCAGATCATCCGGATCGTCGAACTGATAGGCGTCGCTCCAACTGCCGTTGTTGTCCACGACCATGGGCTCATACGCCGAAGTAACGCTATGCTTGTTCATGGCGCTATCTCAACGGCGTCGGCGTGGGATTGACGTTGTACGTGCTCATGCCGCGCTTCTGACCCGTCACCCGGAACTGCTGCGGATAAGCCCACGCCTGCGAGCCGACGGTATTCGCCCGCATCATCGCCACCCGAGCACGCGCGATCTTATCGCGGAACCTGGTCAGATGGAATTGCGCCAGCGTAGGATTGGAATAGCTCTGCCCCGGCTGCAGCATCATGTTGCCGAGAATGCCGCTGAGGATCGCCTGACCGTGCGCCGGCAGCACCCAATCCGGAATATGCGGCGGCACGCATTCCAGCGGATCGGTCACGTTCTTGACGACGATGGCCGTCATCGGCTGCGTGTTCGTATAGGGATAAAGAAAATGCACCGTCCCAATCACCGGCATGACCGCCGACTGCGGCACGTTGTTCTGATCCAGTACACCGTACAGCCGCAATATCCGGCCAGTCGACGGATGCAGCGGATAGTCCAGCAACTCCGGTATCACCGTTATGCCGATGTTCTCCTGCCAGCAATTCGAGTCATTGAAAAATTCATCCAGCACATCGAACAGCTGCGCCTGCATGGCAGCCTGCGAAGCCCCCATCAACGCAGTGTCCGCCTGTCCGAGAATTTTAACCCAGTAGCCCGCAAGGTTGGATTTGCTCATTGTCCTTGTTGTCCTCTGCCTGGCCCTGAACCACCGGCCACGCCAGGCAGCGCACGGCCGACCAGTCCGGCGCTGAACAGCGCGAAATACGAAGTCGCCCGGCTGTCCTGGACGTCCTCTTGATCGCGTTCCAGCGCGTGCGCGCACAGCCCGTGCAGGATCGCCAACCGGAACTGCGGCTCCATCTCGACATAGGTGTCATCCACCTCAGTGAACGCCTGCGTCTGCCCGCGCGTCCGCATGTTAAAGATGAACAGATCAGTGCGCAGCCGCCGCGCTTCCAGCAGAGTGACATTTAGAGACGTCAGCAAGGAAGCGTCGTCATACCGATAAGGCGGAACGACATCCTGCAACAGCGTGCGCGCGTCGGCAACGTAATCAGCGACAGTGGCAAGCGTCGGCTGATCGCGGTCGCTGAAATTGCCGAAATAGGACGGAGACGTGGTCATCGGGAGTAGCTCCCTTTAGGGCGCCCAGCCTGCTTCACAGAAGATCGTTCGAACCCACAATACCGGCACCCTTGCCCCCGGTACATAAGCCTCTGAACAGTAGGTTTCCCAATATAATCATGCTTAGAACAATAGATGGTAACCCGACCATCAACGGCACCAGGCTTACTTGGTGGTCCGATCTCCCTGCACTCCCAGCCTAATTCAGTTGTCTTAGCTTTAATCGCTTCCGGTGTGTTCTTACGACCGCGGCGATCCCATATTTGATTCGTAAGTTCACTTTGTCGCTCACCAGCACCCGGTCTGCTCCAGCGAGCAATGCGAGCAGCTTCGCCGTTATCGATACCTTTCTGTTTTAGCGAAACTCCAGCTCGCTTCTCGGGCGTCCAAGCAGCTATCATGGCAGCAACACGAGCAGCCTTCTTCTCAGGGTTCGCCCAGTTCAACTCATTTTGCTCGATAAGATGCTCGCGAAAATCCGGGTTGTTCGCAATCATACGTTTTAAATGACCGGAATGGGCCGCACGCTCTGCCTCCGTCATCCTCAAGCCCCTATTGGAATCCGCCCGCAAGCGCGAATTATACCGTGGCTTCAACTTGTCGATCCAAAACTGCTCCCGTTCCTCAAGCTGCTCTGGAAGACATTCTTCAAGGAGGCCGAATTCAAAGCCTTCACCACGATATTTCACAAATGCCTTTGACAGCCGACGCGAAGGGTGCCGATTGCTACGCAAATCACTCAAATGCTGGATACAGCGCTTCTCGGCTCGTATCGAGGAACCAACATACATTTTGCCGCTCTGGCTTTTGAGGAAGTAAATTCCACACGTCATATTCTGGCCTCCCGTTTGTGTGCAACAGCACTGGAAGGCCAGAAGATGTTACCTAATGTTCAAGCTGTCAAGATTGCTTCGCTAACAGCTTGATTATACCAGACTATCCGCCAGAGATGACCTGAGCTTGGCACAAGGCCGTGCCGTCGATCACTTGATAGCCGTACACCTGCACGTTGTGTTTCACAACCAGTACACCCTGATTGATCGGTCGGCTCTTTATCCGACCACCTGCAACTTTCGCTGCAGACCAGACTATATCTTCCTGCTTGCACAGGCTCCGCGCTCGTGGGCCTTTCATCCGGTCTGGATTACTCGACCTAGTCGTTGGACCTTCTCCCTGTTCCCAGGGAGCTTGGCTGCTGATTGCCCAATCCGAAGTGTTTTCAAACCGTCGCATCTACCGTTACCAGTTATGCTGTGGTCACTTCGGCTCTCAGGGGTTCCCAGACAAATTCACGGAGTTTAACGAGAGCTAATTTTAACCCTCTGAGGATCTGGCCGAAGGTCAGCTCACTCCTCAACGTTTCCAATTTTGAAATCTGGCTTGCGAACGTAATCCCGTGCGCATGCCCAGCGAAGATCGGAAACTCGCCCGCTGCGAAGTTGGTTGAATCGCTCGTGTTGGTCGGCAGCAGGTTCGAGATATACAACGTGAATCGATCAATCATTCCGAGCCGGCCATTGCGCAGCATGGAGACCGGATCGCCCGACAGATAGGCCTGGCGCAGTTCCGACTGCTTGATCTGCCGCCCGGCCCACGCCGGCATCACCACCCAGCGGCCAATCTCCGGGATGTTCTGCTCGTCGAGGCACTCCCCCATGCGCAGAAGCAGATCGATCAGATTGGATTGACCGGCCGTCGCACCCTGCCCAACCACCGTGATCGGCGTGCCCTTGATCCCGAGGTTGAGATTGGCGTACTTCCCGGCCGTCGCGCCGCGGTTGGTCGCCGCGCATTGCCCGACGATGCCGTCGAGCACTTCCGTGTCGACCGCGATTTTGAGCTGCTGAGCTGCCCAACGAACGTTTACGCGTTCGTTCCGACTATCGCTTCAACCACTGGAGCTATTATCTGCTTACGCCTGTATCCGCGCGTAGGCCGCTTGAGCCTATGATAGCGCTCAAGCTGCCAGCAATTCTTGCATAAGCCTTTAGCGTAAGGCTTACCGCCGCACTGACAGAGAACGCCTTCCGCGTGCCTATAGCGAGATTGCGGATCAGGCACGTCGCGCACCAACACAAGTTCAGCAGACACATCCACAGTAGCCGCTAGGTCATTTAGTCTGTGCGGGTGGGTCTTCATGGCCTTGAGCGTATCCTCGATCACCTCGCCATCGCGAAAATGTCCCATCTTCGCACAGCCAAGAATGAAGTACGCTTGTTCCCGTTTAACAGTCAGATGCTTCGCGATCGGATCAAAGAACTTGCGAACCATTGCTGCGTCCGCTCGAAGTTCCCATCGCCAGCAATTACCTGTCGCACCTCGCTGTCGAATGGCTCCGCCAAATGCCTTTTGCACCAGGACGAGCCCATCCTTTTCTAAACCATCGGAATCAATCGATAACTTGACGGTTGCTGTCCCACCATGCCGATTTGCATGAGCATAAACACAACCATCAGCATCGAAATATCCCGCCAGCCAGTTGCGAGACGGATAAACAGGAATGCTGTCCGTTCCAACCCGTTCGGTGAACCCAAGTTCACGCAGGATACGATTGGCACGAACACGCTTGGCCACAAGATACGGCTTCAGCCGGCACAGCAGATCAACCGCTTTCTGTCCGGTAAACCGCAAGCGAGAACCATGCGTAATGGTCCCGCGACGGCGCCCGGAACGGTTGTCCCGTGTTCCACCTGAAAACCGCTGAGTAAGGAGATCGATGACTCCGCTATTGGATTCCTTCTGATGGAAACCGAGTTCAAGCCGTTTTACAGGAACTGGGTTAGTGGTCAGCCCAACGAAGAGCGAACCATCTCCATCAAGAAAACCAGCAGCGTATTTGTCACTCAGGATCAACTTACTATCCCTTCCCTCTGGTTGCCTTTTACAAGGTTCCCAGTTTTTTAGACCTAGTTTACCGACGACACAACGTCTTTATCGTCGCTCCATATAGACAGGACATTCAGATCGCTCTGCACCTCCATCACGTCGTCGAGGATCAGAGAGAAGTAAAAGCCGTTGCCGATGTAGAGTTCGACTGAGCCTCCAGTTGGTCGATCAAGACCGAGCAAACCGTCGGCCTGATACTTGCGGATCGTGATCGTAGGCTTTGTGCGAATCTTGACCCTGTCGCCTTGGTTGGCGATTTCGCCTTCGTAGTCTGT